GTAGAAAGCTGATACTAAAGCTTCATCTCTAAGGACTTTACATCCATAGACATGTAAGCCTCTAACAATATCACCAAACGATGTTGGGTCTCTCAACACTTCTGTTGAAAGGATAGTGTTAGCAGTAGCAGTAGAACTCATATGACCAGCCAAACATTTACCGGTAGCATTAGATGTACCTGCAATATTGTTTGATTTATACATATCAAATCCTCTTAGTTTTCCACTTGAAACTAAACCATTTCTGATTGAACCTTGACCAGCGTTAAAGTCAACAGAAAGAAGTTTAGACCCAGACTGTCCTAATTGCTCGTAAAAGTCAGGACCAGCAACGAACCATCTACCTTCTTCAGGTACGTTCTGTTCGTCTAGTAGTCTTGCCATTCTAGCCATTAAGTCTAGAGGGTCTGTTTCACCAGTTTGACCTAAGTCTACAGAACCAGTTCCATCAAATACACCAGCACCTAATGCTGTAGCATGGTCTGCACCTAAGATGTGATTAGGTGTAGCTGCGGAACAACCAGCAAACATTTTTGCTATAACAGCAGCATCGTATGCATCTTTAAGAGCATATGCAGCTGAGCTAGAAGCAATTTCTTTGAAGTTCACATGTGACATGTTGCTTTCGATATCATCTACGATGAATTTAAAAGCTTTAGCACTGTCAACAACCAAAGATATTTCTTGGTCGGTTAGTAGGGTCGCACTTGTATCTGCATTTCTTGTGTAATCAGACACAGAAATTACAGGTTCTTTTATTATTTTTACAGAGTCTCCGTAAGCAGATATTTCACCAGCATAGTCGGTGTTAGTAATAGCTTCTACCACTGAGGCTTTTCTAAAGAAGTTTAAAACCTTTTTAGAGTAAACCGATGGTAAAAAGAAACTATTAGTCTGTCCGGCTGTACCTGCATCAAAGTTACTCGTTGCTGACCCGTCAGAGCCAGTTTGAAAAAATTGAGCCATTTTATTTTCCTTTTAGTTAATTATAGTTTATTTTGTGATTCTGCCTTCTTGCATTGCATCTGATATTTCACTTTCGTACTTATCAAACTCAGCAACACTCATTGCAGTAATCTCTTTTTCTGACCATATTTTCTGTTGCGTAGGTTCTACACTAGTTGTTTTAGTGGAGACCATATCTGCAGCAGATTTTCTAGTCGGTTTAGAAGATGACTTAGCCTTTGGAGCATCAATACCAAAATCTTTCTTAAACAAATCTAAAGCACGTGAAGCTAGGTCAGCATTGTCAGCATTAGAATATATCCAATCTTGAATAACTTCTGGCTGCTCTTTTGCCCAACCATGAAAGTCATCACTGTTTTTAATATCTTCAAAATCAGGATGTCTTTCCATTAACCTTTTTTCTGCACTCTGTCGTACTAATTGATTCTCACGTTCTTGGAGTTTGCTAAGGCGTTCTTCTAGAACTTTTGCTTTAGTCTCCGATTGCATATGAGCAACAGTTTCTACAACTTCGTAAACATCAGGATAGTTATTTTTAAACTCTTCTAGTTCTTCTGGAGATTTAGGAGCTTTGTATTCGGTTCTATTACTAGTTGCCTCTTCAATTAACTCTTGTTCTCTAGATTTAAACTCATTAAGTTTACTATCATAATGTCTTTTTAAATCATCATATCTTTTTTTATAGTCTGGTTTCTTATAAGGAGTATCCAGATTTTCTGTTTTAACATTATCTGTAGACTTAACTTCAGTAATGTCATCACTATCAAAGAGTTTATTCTTTTCAGAAGGCTCTTCAAAATATAATTGATTAGCAGGGGTAAAAGGTTTATCTTCTACGTGGTAATCTTTCTTTGCGTTATAAGGATTCGCATGTTCTTCCTGTTGGACTGTATTAGTCATATTCTTTTTCTCCTACTCAGGGCTTGTTTCACAAGGTAGCTCTATGTCGACTAGAGGGCTTGTTTGTAAAGGTAGCCTTTCGGTTATTAAAATGATAAAGTGCCTACGCTAATAGGGTGGCTTTATCGTTAGTTTGTTTAGCTTTGGATGTAGCTTTTAGAGCCACCAATAGTACGCTTTGTTAATTCATCTTGAACAGTCGGGTCATCCTGAACTATTCCTGATTGACTTAACAAAGGTTGTACTGTAGGTTTTTCTTCTACCATTTCACCTTCAGCAAAACCTTGTCTTTCATCTGCAGCAGCTTCAGCTTCTTTCATCATAGACATTAAACTGTCTTCTCCGATTTCTTCTACAGCTTTTGCAGTAAAGACAAATTCTCCGTCAGACAACCTTGCAGGTATACTGTCAGAGACTCCTGAACCCGGACCTTCAACAGGACCA